CTAGTTCTTTTACAATTTTAACTTGATTATTTTTTACACCTGCATTACGTTCTTTCTCTTCTCGTAATGATTCTGTAAAAGCATGCCAACCATATATTTTATCTGTTTTCTTTCTAATAAATTCTACTACAGATGGATCTGTCATAGATGCTACAAAAAATTTAGTTGTAGGATCTATTGTTTTAAATAATTCTGTTCTAATAATACCATGAGTACTTTCACCTGTAATAGGACGAGGATCTAGGACAACACAGCCCCAAGGTTTAATATTATTTTTTAATAAAGTAGGGTACGAATGTTTTACACAAAGTATTTTTGAAGTTGGATTATCTTTAATTGTTTGTTTTAAATCTTTTATATTTAAGTAAGGACCACCAGAAACTAAAATAGCTTGATTAGGAATAGCTTTACATTTAGCTATCCAATTAGAAATACTTTTAGTATTAGTAATAATATTATTTCTTATATAATCTTTTGGTACACAGTCTCTAGGATTTACATGAATAGGAACTGCTTGTACTCCAGAAGGTAATGGTCCTAGCTTTGAATCATTAAGAATAACACATAAGTGAGTAAAACCTCCTCCTAATACTTTATCTGAAGAGGGTAAAACAATATGTTTAAACTTTTTATTATTGTTTACAAATTTATTAACACCTTGATAATCTTCTTTTGGCATTAATTTGTCTTCATCTTCTCTAAAGTAATGATCAAATAAAATTATTTTAGATTTTTTTAATTTATCAAAATCATTCTTTACAGTTTTATAACTATTCCCTCCTCCAATAAGAACTAAATCAGCTGTTGCTTCAGGTAAAATATCTCTTGTATTACCTTTACCAATGGAAAAAGTAAAGACTTTCTTTTTCTCCATCATTTTTTTTCTAAACTCTTGCAATCTTTTTATTACTGCTGCTTTAGTATTGTGAGCTTTAACATTAAACTCTTCGTCATCTGTATCTGGTGTAGCATCTTCAAATAAATCAAACCCTTTATATTCAAGTTCATCTTGATTTTCAAAAGCAGCTAACGCCATTTCAATAGCACGACCACCATTCCATGTACCAGTTTCAATAATACTTTTTGGTTTATAATGTCGAATAATTTCTGCTAATTGTTTATAACGTGAAGGAGCTATGTCTGGTGTAACATCATCTGATAATTTAATTAGTCTATTACCTTCTTCATCACGTAAGTTCATAATAGTATTATAATTATTATTTAAATATACAAATTTATTTAAAGCTTCTTTTTGTATTGAATGAACTTTTAATCCATGTGTTTTATATAAATTAATAAGGCGTGTAAGAACAAAAGTATCAGTCCATTCTCTATAATTTATTACTTCACCAGTTGAATAAGCTCTTTTTAAATCTATTAATAAATCTACACTAGGTTGATGGTTCAAATTAAAAGCAAAGAAATAAGGATCATCTTCTGTATATGCTATGTCTGCTTTATTGTTTAGCAAAGATAAAATATATTCTTTATTTATAGTTTTGTTTAAATATATATCTGCATTAATCCAAATTAACCATCCAGGTTTATCTGTATTTTCAATTAAATTATAAGCTTTATCTGCCATAGCATAAACTTTATGACACCATTTAATAGCATCTAAATTTTGATTATAAGGTATTTGTCCATCTTCTGTACCATTATGTTTTTTATAATCTGTAATAAATAATTCGTGATCTTCTACATTTTTTAAATTTTTATATGTAATAGTATCAGGTAATGAATAAGATTCTAAAGAACAATCGTAATAGTAACATGTTAGGTTTAAAGCTGGATCCCATTTATCTTTAATTAAATTTAAAAAATAAGGTGTGGATTGTTTTAAAATATCTTCATTAAAAGATGTAACAAAATTTACATCAGTCATTCATATCTCCATAGTAACTTGTTAATGTTTGAATAGATTCATCTGCTGCTGCAACGTCATCTATTAATTTTATACAGTCATCAACAAGTTGTGGATGTTCTCCTACTGCTACAGGATTTTCAAAAGCTAAATTTAATTGAAATAAAGCTTTATCTTTTTTAGCTTGATAATTTGTATATAAAGCTCTATATAAATCTCTTTTTAATTTCATATCATATAATCCTCCGTTTGAATATGTCCTTTTAATTGTAACCATTGAGCATCATTACTCCATTCAACAGCATATTTACTTTCAACTGCTCCTCTTGGAGACCATTGATTAAACCAAGGTCCTCCAGTAGTAAAGTGTACATTTTTAGCTTCTAATTCTGGATCAGAATGTCCGTCTAACCAGTTCCATTCTTCAGGTATTCTGCCTATGTCTGCTTCTTTATCAGGCAACCAACCAAAACCATGTAACCATCTGCCTGTTTCTGTATTAATAACTTCAGGTGTAAGTTTTAAATTATCTTGATGTTCACAGTTAAACATCATAAGACTAGACCAATTTTTTCTGCGATAAGGATGCTGTTCTTTACCATCCATCTTCATAGATTTTTCTGGTTCATATTTATGATGCACACACCATAAAGCATAATAATCTAAATCACATAATTCAAATAATTCATTTATGTCTGCACGAATATACATATCAGAATCCATAAATAAAGCTTTACCTTGATACATGTTTAAAGCAGGGACTAAAAATCTACTAAAACTAAACTCTGTAGAAAAAGGTCTACCATCTATAACATCATAAGGTTGACCTTGTATTATTTGAGATTTACGTGTATACATACCTATATGTTCTAGTATATCTTTTTTTAATGGCACAATACGTGGAGCATTTTTACCTGAAATTCTTTCAATAGTAAATTTTAAAACTTCATATGCTGTATCTTCTTTAGGATCATATCCTATATAAACTGTATTCATAATTTCTCCATATATAATGTTTTAAAATTAAAACATATTTTTTAATTAATGTCAAGAACTTTTTTTGAATCTACCTAGTCTATGATACAACGATTCTAATTGTTTTTTCGTATCAGCAGGTACAGTAAAATCATCTTGTGTCTTCAGAGTAAATAATATTAAAGCTCTTATTAACTCTGCATCTGTTATTGAAAATACTGGTTTACTTTCTTTCATTATATATCTACCAATTCACATACACCTGCAGTACATGCAAGTTCTTGTGATCCTTTTGTAGTATCTTCTTTCTCAAAGTCTTGTAGTTTATTCCAATCAATATCAGTTGGCATAGCCTTTGCTAACTTCTTATAAGTCTTCTCATCTATATCTTGATAAGGTGCTTGTTGATAGGTATGGTCAGAGAAAGGTAAGAAAGATACACCACTTAGATACGCAAAGTTTTCCCAACACCATGCACCTACAGGAACCCATTCTTCTTCTTTAACACTTATAGTTACAGAAGGTTTATGTTCACACCAATGTTGTGCATATATTTTCCATATCTCTAATTGTTCTATAGCTGTCATATCTGTTCTACATATAGAACCCTTTGGAGCCATCATTGGAAAAGAGAATACAGTTGTATGTTCTTCCTTTGTTATATCAGGTTCATTAGGGATACCAGATGCTTTCATAAACTCTGTTAATGGATCTTTATTATCACCCCTTACTGTTCTAATATAATAAGGATTGTGTCTTGCATGGATACCACTTGCACTATCTACTAACTGACTGACAGTACCTGAAGGTTTAACACAAGTGATAGCTGTTGATTGTGGTATACCTAACTTATCTGCTAAAGCTTTGTTAGTATCTACTGCATGTTTCTTTAACAGTTCTAATCTAGGTGCAAGCCCATCAATAGTATTTAGCTCAACACAATCCATGATACCTGTCAGAGATACACCAAGTAGTCTTTCTTCTTCTGTATTGTTCTGCCATCTCTTACGAAGATAACCAAAGTTTGTAAAGGTAGATTGTATTGTACCTAGTATAGTAGCAATTTTAACTTTCTTTGTTAATGTAGTCATAGTATCTGTAGAACGACACACAACTTCAGTTAAGTTACAAAATTGATTAGGTCTTAATATAATTTCACTACAAGGATTAGTACCAAAATCCCATGATGCATCTCGTCTACCATTTTCTGCAGCTTTAGCTTGAGCTGATGCTCTATTGAACATACCCCTCTCACCTGATTTACTTTCATATAATGATAGCCATTCTTTCATAAAGATACCTGGATCTGGTTTTTCTGTATAAGCTACAGAGTTATTTGCTAATGCTCGTTGTGGATTATCTTTCCACCATTCACCCATCTTAGCTGCTCTTATTCTTTGATCAGATAAATTAGATAGAGATATAAGTGCTGATCTACGTACACCACCTACAACTACAACCTCACCTGTCTTACATACAATGTCATGGCATTCCATAGAGTATAGCTTTCTTCCTCTTGCCCCTTTAAATTTAAGAATAGTAAAGTCAAATAAATCTACAAGAGGTTGAGGTCCACTAGCTCTACCACCAAATGTTTTTAATCTTGTACCTGCAGGTCTAACTTTATTAACATCTATCTTCGGAACTCTTCCTGTATAAAGATAAGAAATTAAATCTCTAAATCCTTTAGCCCATCCTTCTTTAGAATCAACAACAGATATAACATCTTCTGTATATTCAAATTCTACATCAGGAACAGTAGGTAACTTATCTGCGTACTGTCTTTCAACAGAAAAGCCTACACCTGTACCATTCATAAGGATATATAACACTTCATCAAATGCTCTTGGACTATCAATAGGAATATAAGAACAATTATAACCTGCTACATTCTCACGTTCTAATGCTTTACCTGATGTCATTAATGCTCTCATAGATGGCATAACTTGTAATGAAATAATAGCTTCTTCTAATTCAGTCCATTCTTTATTTGTAATAACTCCATCATAATTATTTTTTATATGTTCTTTAAAGAAAGAAACAAGTCTACTTACTGTTTCACTCCAGCTCTCTCTTCTTCCTTCATCTTCTAACCAACGTGAATACCTAGACATATGAATAAAAGATTGATATTCAGTAGGTAAATAATTACTTCCCATTAATGATGCCATTATTTTTCCTCCTTATATTTTAATTCTAAAATTAATTCTGCATAATGAATAACTTTTCTTATATCTTCTGCTCCATTTTTCTTTTCATGGCGTGAAATATATTTTACTATATTACCTTCACAAAAGTCAAGTTTATTTTTTGTTATATATTCAATAGGCATAATTTTAAAATCTTTATAATGAGTACCACCTACTTGTTTATTCGTAGCTCGAGATACTCGTTCTTCTTCTTTAAGCATTTGTTCTTCAGCATCTCTTCTTTTCATATAATCTCTATAACTTTCTTGAGACCATCCTCTATCTTCTTTTAAACCACTATCTGGTTTTTTTGGATATACATAATCGGTCATAATAGCTCCCTTATTTTTTATTGTTATCTAATAATTTATTAATTCTTTTTCTTACAAAAGTTATTTCTTTAGACTTTAAAACTTTATATGCAAAAGTTCTAACATAATCAGAATCTATACTAGCATTATCACATATATATTCAAAGTTATCACACGTAACACCAGCATTACAAAAGAACCATGCAGTAGCACGTTCTCTTGCTTGCAATGAAGAGTCACTTTCATTATTTGTTTTAGGTTTAGATGCGTCTAATAAGGCTTGTAGAATTACAGCCAAGAATAGTAATTTTTCCCTAGAACTTTTAGTGTGTGAGTTCGTTAAAAATTTTGTGTATAGTAGTGCTTCGTTTTCTTTCATCAATCCAATCTTCAGGTATACCTTCTCTTATAGAACAATATTTAAATCCATACTTATCACACCAACTTCCATTCGTCATCTTACCTCTTTTATAAAGTTTAGCTTTTGGATTCGTAAATATAAATCTTATATCTAACCAAGGTTTTTGTTCTTTAATAAATAAATGTTTTTTTCTATCTTCAATTTTAAATCTTCCTTTTACTTCTAAAATAATTCCATTATCTAATAAGAAAAAATCTGGTATATACTTTTTCTTTTCATACCATTCATAATGTACTTTACTATTTTCATATTGGTAAGGAATATTTTTTTCTTTTAATATATTACAAATATCTTCTTCTGCTTTTGATCTAAACATGTGCTATTTCTAAAACATCAGGCGTTCTCGCAACTTTTGTAAGATAACGTATGCCTTTTGCATATTGGAAACCACGAAGTCCTTGACCTCCATTAGTATCAGACCAGCAAGAATGCTTATGTGAGCAATACACGCAACCAATAGGAAGCTTATAGTTCCCACTTGTACCATCAGGTATAGACTTATAACACCGACTAGGTGGTGTATCTTTTTTAACAATCTTTTTAAGATACTTAACTCTATCTTCTGCATTAATCATTTCCATTTCATGTATCTTTAATAAAGTTAAATTACCATTTTGTTTATCAATAACAAAAAATGCAGCTTCTTTATCTTGATTGTCTTCTGCATATGCAGAGAGCTGTCCTATATAACCAAATGGATCGTCTTCACTTAACCTACCATTAGCAAACTTCTTAAAAGAATTACCAGATGCACTCTTAACATCAACTAA